CACCGAGACCGCGGGCGGCCTGAAAAGCCCTGAGCGGTTTAATCAACTGATGGACGCTGCCTTCCGCGCTATACAGTCCTCCGGGGGCAACGTCGATTTCACCCAGTACCGCCAGTTTATGGCTAAAGCCGGCACTGCTGCGTTCGGCCTGAGCAATAAAGCCCTTTTTGCCGAGCTTGAGCCGATTATCGGCGAGCTGAAGGGCAGTTCAGCGGGTGATGCGCTGATGACCGCCTACAACCGGTTAAACGGCATTATCAAACTGCCGAATCAGGTCGCGCATGAGCTGATGAAAATGGGCATATGGGATGCCAGCAAAATTGAGCTCAACGGCCTGGGAGGCATAAAACGCTTCCGTGGTAACCCGCTTATCAATGCTCAGCTCTTCAGCCAGTCGCCGGTTGAATATTATGAAAACGTCATCCTGCCCATCTATCGCCGTAATCATTACACAGAAGAACAGAAGCAGCGTGAGAATGCCCTGATATTCGGGCGGACCGGCGGCAAGATGTTTAACCTCATCGACAAACAGCTTGAGACTATCCATCACCGTATCGACGCCTATGGCATCGCACGGGGACTGAATGATGCTTACGGTGCGGTCAGCGGCACCTATAACGGTAAAAAAATCGACTTCCAGAAAAAGTGGGAGAACCTGCAACTGGTGATGGGCAGGGATGGCGGCCTGCTGGACACGTTCACCCAGGGACTGGATACGCTCACGCATTCTCTCCAACAGATGGCAGATATCGCACACAGGCATCCGGAGGTGGCGAAATTTGCCGGGCAAGCTGCACTGGCTGTAACGGGTCTCGCAGGTATCAGCGGCGGATTCTGGCTCATCAGACATGCGGCTGGCGCACTCCTGGCACCACTGAAGCTGGCGGACTGGGGCATTGAACTATTGATTGGACGAAGCGCCACAACGGGTCTGACCGGTATGGCTGCCGCGCTGACCGGCCTGCCTGCTCTTATTTCCGCAGTCACGCTGGCGGCTCTCTATCCAGGGAGTACCGTATCGCAGAGTCAGGAAATGGCAGAGCGCGACCGACTGGCCCGTCAGAACGCACGTGACAACGGCGTTGCCTATAAACCCTGGATGCCGTCGCAGTCAGATTTCGACAGGCAGCAGGCGCGGGAGCAGGCTTACCGTAGAACCGGCCGCTATCCACCGATACCGCCACTGTCCCAAAGCCATGCCGCACAGTCCGTCAATCTTCTGATGACACATGAAGGCCGGCAGGTACTGATTGCTACTGTCATGAACGGCATCAGTAAAGAAGCGACAAGGGCGCCTGCATCAACCAATGCTTTTGATCCTTCAATGCTGATGGTTTATCCCGGTCAGGCTGGACATCTCTCACTGCCCTGAGTGTGTATTTCTCAGGGCAATTAAAGGCAGCGCCCTGTGTTCTTATGTGCTTAATTTCAACGTTCCATCCATAGATCAGGTTTGCAGAATAATGAATGCCAAAGTAGTCATGCTGAGTTAGCCGATTGTAACTTTACAAGTTCTCTCTGAAAGCAGACACATGCAATTATATGACCAAATCTGTGGACTAAATTATGCTTGATGAATTTATGATATCGCTGATACTCCTTGGCTCAGTACCTGCAATCGCTTCAATAGATACTCAGCATCCTCCGGTCATAACAAGCGCACCGGAGGAGGAGTCTTTACAGCTGCTGCAGTCTGATCCGCTATTGAAGATCAGACTGCTGGAAGATCCTCTTTCTCCGGTAGTTGGGGCCGAGCAGCCTGCGCTAAAAATCATCAGTTTTATCAACTATGACTGCATTCAATGCAGACTACTCGACAGTCATCTGGAAAGGCTTCTGAGGGCATATCCCCAGCTTGCCGTGACCTACAAACTGATTTCATATGGTCCGGAAGTTTCAACCGCAGTAACACGTATGGCGCTTACCGTCTGGATCGAACAACCTGAAAATTTCCATGCTTTCCATCATGCTCTGATGGCATATGGCGAAATGGCTGGTGATGCGCGTATCTATTCGGCGTTCAAAACAGCTGGAATGCAACGGATAAAATACCGGTCTGATACGCAGAATATTATAAATGTGAATAAAGAATTGATGAAAAAGCTTCATTATTCGGGTACGCCAATCACCATTATCGGGAACAAGGTTTTCACTGGCGAAGCAACTTATGAAATGCTTGAAAATGCAGTAAACATTGCCATGACTCATGCAATGGAAAAAGCGTGTCTGGCTCTTATGGTTGAGAGTTAAGTCTGAGTTCAATGGTGTCATTAGGGTTTTTTAATTCTACATTAGTCTTAATATGCGGATTATATAAAGTCTGCCCGGGCTGCTCAGGGCAGACTTATTGTATTGAGCAATATCTTGTCACCTTTTCTCTTCCTCTATGATTCATTATTCGAAAAGGCATTCAGCTTATGTCACATCTGAATTCATTCAGGAAATTCGCACAGGGCGTCGATCCGACGGTGAGCCGACTGATACTGGGCGATTTCGAATTCATTGAGCATGAAGTCCCAGAAAGCATTGCTATCCGTGGAAGGCAGAATACAGTGCAACACCAGCTTATTGGCGGTAGACGCATCATTGATGTGCTTGGCACTGAGTACGAGCCACTGACCTGGTCTGGCATTATTACGGGTTTACAGGCGGATAAACGCGTCAGTGTGCTGGAGCGGATGCGGGATGCAGGGCACCCGGTAGTAATGACACTGGATGACTATCGTTTTACAGTCGTGATCACAGCATTCAGCCCGGTTTACGAGTTCATATGGCGTCGCCCATATTCCATTGAAGTGGCCGTTCTCCGCAATGAGGGCACGCCGGAGAAAGTGGATGCCCTGACTGATGCAATGCGTGGACTGATAGACAGTGACATCGGTCGTGCCCTGGGGCTCGCGAATATCATCAACGTTGATGCAGTAACACAGTCAGTAAAAAATCTGCAGCAGGCCGTAGGCCAGGTTACGGACTTTGCGCATGCTACGGTTGCGCAGGTGCAGGCCGTTGTAAGGCCCGTTATTGCTGCGCGCAACATCATTCAGCATGAGCTGGCACTGCTTGAAGATGCAGCGCTGAAAATAACCTCACTCGGCGGATTACTGCCTGGCAATCCGGTCTCTACAGCCATAGACAATCTGCTCGCGCAGTCAGATCAGTCAACACGTATTCCTGCTTTGTATCACCTTCAGGATGTACTGAGCAGATTGAATAAAAATGTTAATTCGGGGCAGGCTGCTAATGGTGTGAGGTCAGTAACGTTGTCAGGCGGTAACCTTTATCAGGTTGCAGCAGAGCAGTACGGGGATGCATCATTATGGACCAGTATTGCCGATGCCAATAACCTTGACGATCCACAACTTAGCGGTATACGGACCCTGAGTATCCCTTTCAGCCCGGTAAGTTAACAATGAGAGTTAACAATTCCCTGATTAATTCCAGCGCCCGCTATGTCAGCGGGCGTTGTCGTCTTAACGGCACTGATGTGCCGTTTGTTTCTTTCAGCATCGAGAGCAATGCTTTCAGGGGGGCGAATACGTTTGATCTCACTCTGGCCGTTTCCGCACTCCCAGCGGCAATGCAGATGCTGAACTGGTGGGCATTACAGACGACAATCCGAGTTGAGCTTTTTGTTTCGATCACCACACAGGCTGGCGTAGATGAGAAAAAGCATATCACCGGCAACATTGACACCTGGCATTACGAACCGGCGCGTTTTGAAATTCTGGCCACAGGGCGCGATTTCACGGCAAGGCTGATTGATGCCAGAACCACCGGAGAGAGCTTTAAAAATTACACCAGCTCTCAGATTGCCAAAATGCTGGCGCAACGTCATAACCTGAAGCCGGTAATAACGGCTACGACACAGCGAGTTGGAGAATATTTTCAGATCGATACAACGCATCTGACCGGCGAGCAGACTGACTGGGACCTCATTACCACGCTGGCGGCCATTGAGAACTTCGCTGTATATGTCAGGGATGACAGTCTCCATTTTGAACCGAAACGTACCTCCGCTGATGTGAACAGCTACGTTATCCGCTGGCAACCGCCTGGTGTGAATGCGTATCCACAGTGCAATGTCTCAGGTGATCTGTCCTTTTCACGCGCACTGACTATTACGAGGGGAGTGACCGTCGAAGTCATGAGCTGGAATTCAAAACTCAAAAATAAAAAGTTTATGGTGTCATATCCCACAACGGCAAAAGGTGTTGTGCCAGGAAAGGCGACAGCTGAAACACAGGTCTACCGCATCATTCGAAATGGTTTGACACCAGATGCTGCGAATATGCTGGCCCGGTCTGTATATCAGCAGATTGTTCAGCATGAAATGACATTCAGCGGTTCTACAGCAGGTGACAACCTGCTTAATGCTGATATGCCTGTTCGTATTGAGGGGACCAGGAGCCCTTTCGATCAGGTTTATCATTGTGACCAAGTCAGGCGCACACTGAGCTGGGTAGCAGGTTATACGATGCAGTTGTCAGGGAGAAACCACAGCCCGACTCTGGACGTCGTTCAATGAAGACGCTGCTGAATATTATGGCGGCTACCGCGCGTCAGAGCACTGCAAACAAAAGTGGTTCACGGCAGGGCATTATTACTGCCTATGATCCGAAAAGTTATTCCGTCAAGGTCCAGCTACAGCCAACGGGAGAGGAAACTGGCTGGATACCCCTCAGTTCGCCATGGGTGGGTAATGACTGGGGTTTCGCTGCAGGACCCATGGTCGGAGCGGTAGCGCAAATCGATTTCGATTCGGGCGTAATGGGCACCGGGATGGCGGAGGGGCAGTTTTACAATGACGAAGATCGTTGTCCCGGACCACCTTCCGGTGAGTTCTGGCTGCTTCACAAAAGCGGATCGCTGCTGAAATTCCTGAACAGCGGAGAAGTGCTCTTAAAGGCGGCAAAAAAAATCACATACGACGCACCTTCACATCACTTTTCAGGTGGTGACGTGCTGATAGATGCCAGTCTGAAAGTCAAAAAAGATATTCTCGATAATGACGGTCGCTATGGCTCGGTACACCGTATCCGTACCGTTTATAACGGTCACACCCATCTTGAAACAGGACAGGGCAGTTTTACCGCGCCACCTGAACAACATTTAGATGCAACACCGCCAGGGTAATCAATGCACGACCTTTACCATTTTACAGGGGGAGACCTTGATGCTTCCTCCACGGGCGATCTGCGCCCGGCCTCCGGAAGCGAATACGAAAAACAGCGCATCCTGCGGCGACTCATGACAAATCCCGGCGACTACTTGTTTCACCCTGAATATGGAGCCGGTCTGGGCAAAAAAATCGGTGAGCCTGTAAGAGCGGGCGAGTGGAAAGCGCTTATCAGCGGTCAGATGCTGCTGGAAGACTCGGTTGCCAGCCATCCACCGCCTGTAGTGAAGCTTGCACTCATCGAGAGTGGTGTCAGCGTGTCGCTTGTTTATACCAATGCCACAACCGGCGCCCCGGAAATGCTCAATTTTGACGTTACAAGGTAAACCGATGCCATCACTCAATATAAAATCCTTCTCTGAACTCGTCAGTGAGCAGATCATCGCTATTCAGGCTCGTGCGGGAAAGCTGATGGATTTTTCTATCGGCAGTATTCTCCGTTCACTGGCTGAATCCAATGCAGGTATAGCGAGCTGGCTTCAGCAACTTGTCGTAAGACTGCTGGTGACAACTCGCGCTGCAACCTGCTCAGGAGAGGATCTTGATAGCTGGATGGCTGACTTCAGCTTCAGACGCCTCTCAGCAGTTCAGGCATCGGGAATAGTTACCTTTAGCCGGTTCACGGCGACGCATCAGGCCCTTATACCAGCAGGCACAAAGGTAAGGACTACGGATGGCACGCAGACATACACCGTTGTCGGTGACAGTACGATTAAGTCTTTTGATCCCGGCCAGCGGGGCTACACAATGCCCGCCACTGATGCTTCACTTGATGTTCCTGTCAGGGCCAGCCGTGCAGGCGCTGCAGGTAATGTCCAGGCAGGAACAGTGAATGTCATTACAGGTACTGTTGCTTTCATTGATACCGTAACGAATGCCAGACCGTTTACAGGAGGGAAAGATGCTGAGACAGATGAAGCCTTTCGTGTACGTTTTGTTAAATGGTTTTCGTCGCTTTCAAAAGCAACTAAAGAAGCCATCGAATTCGCGCTGCTTAATATGCAGAGCGGGGTCTCACTCACCCTGACAGAGAATGTCTCTTACGCGGGTATGCCTCAGCCAGGCTATTTTTTCGCAGTGGTGGACGATGGGACAGGTAAGCCTTCAGATGCATTCATTAAAAATGCCCATGATGCGATTGAGAAAACCAGAGGATTTACCATAAGTTTCGGCGTATTTCCGCCCGTGGTAATTACTGCAGATGTCTCAATGGTAGTGAAAACGAACTCGCCAGAACATCATGCCGAGGTCGTCGAGCTGGTGAAACGGGCTATTGAAAAATATATCTCCCGGCTCTGTATCGGACAATTACTGTCTCCCTCTAAGCTCATAAGAGTGGCTTTCGACGCAAGCCCCATGATTACAAATGTCCCCGTATTAACATTGAATAAAGGGATAACTGATTTGCCTGCAACCTTTAAAGAGGTTATCAGGCCGGGTTTAATTGAGGTGCATTGAGTGAGCAAGGGTGACGTCAGTGATATTCTTACACGACTCAAAACGCTGCTGCCCGCAGGGTGGTTTGGTAATGAAACACCGAAACTGGACAGCCTGTTGTCAGCGTGCGCGACATCCCTGTGCTGGGGTTATTCACTCTACCAGTACGCTCGTCTTCAGACACGCATCAGTACTGCCAGTGGCAGCTTCCTCGACATTGCTGCCCGCGATTTTTTTGGTGCCCGTCTGAGACGGACGGGGGAGGAAGCGGATGATGATTTTCGTCATAAAATCCGCACCAGTTTGTTCCGGCAACGGGGAACGCGACAGGCTGTCATCAGTCTGGTTGAAGAGCTTACAGGCCTGCCCCCCACGATAATTGAAACGCAGCGGCCCGGTGATACAGGAGGGTATGGCATTTCCACGTGAGGCTATGGCATGGCCGGGCATTATGGCTCCTCGTCAATTCCCTGCCAGGCATTTGTTATCGTGCACCGGTCTGTAAAGCCGGAGACCACACAGGGCAGCCCTCAGGAAGTGATGTCTGCTGTATCCGGCCATTCTGCTGCAGAAAACGACAACATTATGATGTCATCCGGTACGGTGAGTGATACTCAGATTTACGCAGCAATAGCT